TGAGCTGCGTTCCGTAGCGCCTGATCTGGCGGCTGCAGTCAAGGCACAGATGACCCCGCAGCGTTTCGACTTCATAGGGCAACGCCCAGGGATAGCCCTGCTTGAGCCGATCCCAGTGACATCTCTGACAGGGGATGAGTTGGGCGTAGGGTTGTCAGGCAACGAATTGCGGAAAAAGGCGGATGACCTGCTGAGGCAGTTTCAGAAAGGCCCCGGTCTGCTCAATCTCGACACCGGATGGACGCTCAAGGTCAACAAGACAGGGCGGTCGAAGATGGGTGATAACCGTTCGATGCAACCGCCGGAAAGCAAGGCCGTTGCAGCCCTGGAAGATTTGGTACGACTTGCAGTGGTCGCTGAGCGACATGCAGATCTTGAGCACCAGAATGAATTTGTCCTTGCCATCCTGCGGCTCTACGCGCCGTTGCAGATCGGCACCCTGACATACAGGGTCAAGCTCACCGTGAAGGAGTATTCGCAGGCTGCTGGCACAGCGCAGAGCGTGCTGCATGCGCTTTCAGCTCTGGAAATAGAAAACGCCCCGCTGGGAATACTTCCGGCCTCTACCAGCATTGAGCCAGTACTACAGCGAGATCAACCAACCACGGGGCGCGTCATGAGTCTACGCGACCTCCTGCGCGGCGTGCTACTCCAGAGCGGCAAGACCTTCGACTTCCGTCAATGACAGCGCGCCAATGACCACCATCACCATCAGCCTGGTCGGCATCCCCGAACTGCGTGCCAAGCTGGAGCAGGCTGCCGCCAGCCTGGCCAGGCCGACGGCGCTGATGGAGGCGATCGCGGCGCAGATGGAGAACAACGTTCAGTTCCGCTTCGATGCCAGGAAGGCGCCAGACGGGTCGGCCTGGTCGCCGCTGGCCGCATCGACCAAGCGCCGTTATGCCGCCGAAGATGCCAAGAGCGGCGGCAAGAAGCAGGGGACCTTGCTGCAGCGCACGGGCCATCTGCGGGCGAGCCTGAGCAGTCGTGGCCATGATGACTACGCCGAGATCGGCTTCACGCGCACCGTGGGCGGCTGGGATCTGGGGGCGCTGCACGAGTTCGGTACGCAGACCATGCCGCGCCGCCAGCTGCTCACCGACGATCCTGTAGCCGGCACCCTGGGCCAGGGTGACCTCGAAGACATCAACGGCGTGGTGCAGCTGTTCGTCGACGGCCTGCTGTGATTCTCTGAATCGGTTCCCCTGCCCCGCGCAGGGCCCCGCCGGCACGATGCCGGCATGCCATCCCGAGCCCCTCGCACCGCCTACATCGCCTTGCTCGCTGCCGCGCTGACGCTGTCGGCGCAGGCCGAGGTGCAGCTGCTGCCCGCGGGCGAGTTCGCCGCGCGCGACGGCCGCCCGGGCAACGGTCAGACCTGGAAGATCACCGACGCCGCCGGCACCCGCCTGGCGGCCGAGCTGACCCGCATGGCCGCGCAGTCGGCCTTCGTCTTCGACTACGACCACCAGACCATCCGCGCCGAGGCCAACGGCCAGCCGGCGCCAGCCGCAGGCTGGGCGACGCAGTTCGTGTGGCGTGCCGGCACCGGCTTGTTTGCCACCGACGTGACCTGGACCGAGGCCGCCCAGGCCCGCATCCAGGCTGGCGAGTACCGCTACGTCAGCCCGGTCATCACCTTTGCCAAGGCTGACGGGCGCATCACCGGCGTGCTGATGGCCGCCGTCACCAACTACCCCGCGCTGCTCGGCATGGAGCCGCTCGGACAAGCGCTGAGTGCTCACCTGAGCGCGCAGTTTTTGACCCATGACCCGGAGCCCACCGTGACCCTGATCGAACAACTGATTGCCACCCTGGGCCTGAAGGCCGGAGCGTGCGAGACGGATGCGCTCAGCGCGATTGCCGCGCTCAAGTCCGATGCCAACACGCCGACCAAGGCGGCGATCTGCGCGTCCTGCCCCCTGATGACCGACAACAAGGGCAGCAAGGCGGCTGCGATGAGCGCCCAGATCACCACGGCCCTGGGCCTGAAGGACGGCGCCGATGTGACGGCTGCCCTGGCCGCCATCACCACCCTGCAGACCCAGGCCCAGGGCACCGACGCCACCACGGCCACCACCATCGCCGCGCTGCAAAGCCAGCTGGCCACGCTGACGACTGCGGCCGCTGAAGCCAAGGTCGACGAGGTGGTGCAGGCCGCCCTGAGCGCCGGCAAGCTGCTGCCGGCCCAGAAGGCCTGGGCCACCGACCTGGGCAAGCGCGACCTGACGCTGCTGCAGGGCTATGTGGCCGGCGCACCCAGCGTGGCCGCGCTGCACAGCCAGACCGGTGGCAAGGCGCCGGGCGGCACCCAGGACGACGGCCTGAACGCCGAAGCCCTGGCCGGCAAGGCGCGCGCCTACCAGGCCGAACAGCTGGCGGCCGGCGTGCAGATCAGCACCGCCCAGGCCGTGATGCATGTGAACAAGGGCCCGGCCCCGGCGGCTGAATAAGCCGCAGCGCCCGACGCCTGACCGCCGACCCACCCGCGACCCCGACCCCCTGACGGAGATCCCTCATGAGCAAGTCCCTGCTGGACAAGGAATACGTGGCCGAAGCCGCGATCGCGGCCTACCGCATCGTCAAGCCCGGCTCGACCGATGACTTCGCCGCCGCCGCTGCGGCCGCGACCGACAAGCTGATCGGTGTGGTCGAAGGTGTGGCGCCTGCCACGGGCGATCGCTGCGCCGTGGTGATGTTCGGCCTGGCCGACGTGACCCTGGGCGGCACGGTGGCGCGCGGTGACCCGCTCACCAGCGACGCCAGCGGGCGCGCCGTGACGGCTGCACCGGCAGCCGGCTCGAACGTGCGCCTGATCGGCTTCGCCCGCCAGAGCGGCGTCGTGGGCGATGTGGCCGAGATCCTGGTGCAGCCCAGCGTGATGCAGGGCTGACAACCTGGCCGCCGCCCTTTCAGCCTGACACCCCCGCGACCCGTCGCCACCCACTTTCACCGGAGCTGCCCACATGGCCATTCGTCCGTTCCCCATCAACCCGGTGCTGACTGCGGTCGCACTGGCCTACCGTAACCCGGATGTCGCGCTGATCGCCGACCAGGTGCTGCCCCTGACGCCCACGGCGCAGGAGTTCAAGTGGCTCAAGTACGACCTGGCCAGCGGCTACACCGTGCCCGACACCAAGGTCGGACGCAAGAGCTCGCCCACCGAGGTCGAGTTCAACGCCACCGAGCAGATCGACAAGTGCGTCGACTACGGCCTGGATGACTTCATCCCGAACGAGGACATCGATGCCGACAACCAGGGCATCGACCCGCGCGGCACCGCCACCGGCTACCTGACCAACCTGATCATGCTGGCGCGCGAGATCCGCGTGGCCAACGCCGTGTTCAATGCCGCGAACTACACCAACACGGTGACGCTGTCGGGCACGGGCCAGTACAGCGACGGCGCCAACAGCGACCCGGTGGCCGGCATTGGCGACATCCTGGACGTGCCGATCTACCGCCCCAACATCGCCGTGTTCGGCCAGGCCGCCTGGACCAAGACGCGCCGCCATCCCAAGCTGGTGCAGGCCATCAAGGGCACGGCGCAGGGCGCGGGCATGGTGAGCCGCCAGGAGTTCGCCGACTTCTTCGAACTCAACGAGGTGCTGGTGGGTGCGGGCTTCGTCAACACGGCCAAGAAGGGCCAGACCGTGGCCAACAGCCGCGTGTGGGGCAAGCACATCGCCTTCCTCTACCGCGACCGCGCGGCCGGCCCGCAGGCCGGTGTGACCTTCGGCTTCACGGCCCAGTGGGGCGGGCGCATCGCCGGCAACCTGAACGAGCAAAAGCGCGGCCTGACCGGCGGCGAGATCGTGCGGGTGGGCGAGCGCGTGAAGGAAGTGATCGCCGCGCCGGACATGGGTTACTTCGTCCAGAACGCGGTCGCGTAAGCAGGGGCGAACATGGCCACCCGCCCGAAGAAGAACAACGACGCCGCCCTCACCTACGAGGTGTTGAGCCCGCTGGAGCACGACCAGGTGCTCTATGTGCCGGGCGAGATGGTGGCGCTGACATCCGATGTCGCCCAGCCGCTGCTGGACTGCCGCGTGATCGCACCGGCACCGGTGGCGGCCTGAACGATCCCACCCAGGCCCCGCCATGAGCTACGCCACCCAGCAAGACATGGTCGACCGCTACGGCTCGGCCCGCCTGGCCCAGCTCAGCGACATCGAGGCCCCGTCCGTGGGCGGCATCCGCACCAGCATGCTGGCGGCCAAGCTGGCCAACGCCGACGCCGAGATCGACGCCTACTTGCTGGGCAAGGTCGAGCTGCCGCTCAGCGCCTATCCGGCCATCCTGAAGGTGCATGCCTGCTCGATCGCCTGGTATCGGCTGCTGGGCAGCTCGGCCGACGATCAGGCGCGGCGCGACTACGACGACGCGCTGGCCTACTTGCTGCAGGTGGCCCGGGGCACGGTGGTGCTGATCGCGCCGGCTGCGGCACCGGCCATCAGCGGCGCCGGCCCGGTGCTGTTCAGCGCCGGCTCGAAGGTCTTCGGGCGCGAGTCATGAGCACCGCCTTCAAGCTGATCCAGGACGCCCTGGTCGCGCTGCTCGAAGCCACGCCCACGCTGGTGGCCGGCCCGATCCGTGCCGGCTTTGACGGCAGCACCAGCGTCGACCAGTCGACCCGCCAGGTCGAGATCCGCATCGTCGAATCGCGCGGCCACACGCCGCTGGCCGGCGCCGGCGCACCGCGCAGCTGGGACACCTTGTTCACCGTGTCTTGCAAGGTGCGCGCTTCGCCGGGCGACTTGATGGACGCGGCGCTGGACGAGATGGTGGGCCTGATCCACGGCCGGCTGACGACGCTGGCACCGGCCGCCATCGGCGCCACCGCCATCGACCTGGACCCGGTGCTGCGCTGGGGCCTGGTCGAAGGCCAGCCCGCCTGGGCCGTGGTGCAGCGCCGCCTGACCGTGACGCACGAGACCGTGGGCGCAGCCCTGACACCCAGGCCCTGACCCCCGGCACTGACACGTTATTTCACCCACTGAACATGGAGCCCTGCATGCCCAAGCGCATCGAACCCCAACTGGACGCCGACGGCCGCCAGGTCGAACTCAACCCGCCCAGCGGCGGCAGTTGGCTGCGTGACGCCGACGGCGGCCTGACGCCGGCTGACGCTGCCACCGCCAGCGGTGCCGGCTTGGACTGGGGGGCCGACCCGGCGCCGCAGGACCCGTCCGCCGACCCGCTGGCCACCCCGGCCGCGGACGCGCCGCCGATCAGCACGCGCAAGGCCGGCAAGGCCGCTGCGGCCTGATCGCGCACCGCCCCATCCCCACACCCCACCCCATCACGTCCCTCACTGGAGCTGAAACATGGCCGGTTCAATTCAAAGTAGCGTCATCCTGCTGAAGCTGGAAACCACCAGTGGCACCGATGCCGCCCC